TTATCTTGCCGCTTGGTGTATCTGCTACATAACCCTCATGACCTGGCACGTCTCTGAGATCTGCTCTGACCGTGCCGCCCACCTGTGTATCAACGCTGTGTTTCAGCAGATCTTTGAGCTTGGTCAACTGATCAGCTATCATCCAAGTCGCTCCATAGCCCTTGGGATTTTCATTGATCCATGACAGCAGATTCTCACGTTTGCGATCAGTGAGGTCTTTGGTATTGCTCTTGGCCCAAGATATGAACCCATTGGCCGCATCTGCCAAACCTGTGGTGCCGGCATATGCCCTGCTGTTCACGTATTTCTTCATGAGATCTGGTAGATTGGTCAGTTGCCTCGAGGCCAGGCTTGCGGGATCTAGGAATCGATCTATGCTGGCACTGTTGCTGTTGATGAAATTACGCAGGGTATTAATGGATTTGTTAGGTAGTGCAGTGCTTTCAAGATCGCGTATCTCTGGGCCCATGATGACCAAACCAGGTGGCTCTCGCAAACCGCTGTTTTCGAGATTGCCTATGGCGCGAGGTTCTGGATCTTCCTTGCTGTCAAACCTACTGTGCACTGCTATGCCAGCACGGCTCTTGCCGATGCGCTTGCCAAGTGGGCTGTCCACAGGAATGCGATAGGTTATCTTGCTGGGCTTAAACACATAATGTCCATCTACCACATCTGGCGTATTTGTCCACAGCACATCACCTTCCAGATATTCATGCTTGTCTGATGGCATTGCTCGTTCAAGCATATCGTATAAACCTGCTATGCTTTCAGCATAATCCTGCCTACCTGGTTCATCTGGTTTGCGCATGAACAGCATGGTGTTTAGATCACCAGCACTGCGAGGCATGCCACCTGGTTTCTTGCTGCCAAATCCGCTCTTGTCAGTGACTGTGAATCCTTCGGCATCACGACCAAATATTATCGCAGGGCTACCGTCCCATTTGATGGTCACGGTGTGCGGTTGCTCAGCTGCCTGAACCAAAGCATTCAGCGCACGCTTAGCACCAGCAGAGCCTTCTTCAAACACCAGATCTTCCGGATGGTCGATGCGTGCTTTGGCTTCGGTTATGAACCAACGCTGCGGTATGACTATGTCAAGGTGCCTCATGTCTGTGACCCTGTGCTTGGTCGGCTACCAGCTGGCATTCTGATGCGCGGCTTGTTAGTGGTTCTGAGAGCTTTTGCCAGCTTTTCATAATTCGGATCGCCTGGTTTTAAACCACCCAAAGTCAGAGGTTTTTCGGGCTTGGCTACGGTTGGTTTCTGAACCCTTGTAGCTGCGGGGGTGCTTGCTGGTTCTGCCGGGGGTATTTGATTTTTGGTCTTGACATTGTCAACTGCTTTCAGGTCCTGCAGATACTTCATAGCCGCTTCCTTGCCGCGGTCAGCAAGTATTGCGTTTACTTGCGCATCAAGTTCGGAATTTTGCGTTTTGATTTTTGGACCGGTCTGTGCGCTAGTTTTGAGATCATTTAGATATTTCATGGCAGCATCCTTGCCATCCTTGGCAAGTATCGCATTTACCCTGCTATCCAAAGCAGCATTGCTTGTCTTGATGCTCGATGCCGATGCTGGCGTAGATGTTGCTGCTGTTGCTGACACTCTGCCTTGTGCTCTGGCTTGGCGCTTGCGTATGGCATCCTTGGTCATGCTTTGACCGCGCGGCACAGGTATGTTCTGTGCGTTGTATGCTGTTGCTAACACTGTGGCTGGCACACCGGCCTTGAGCAAGATGCCATGCAGAGCATTGCTGTCATCTGGTGAACCAGCATCTCGCCATGCTCTGCTGAGCTTTTCTGGTGTGATCTGTTGTGTGTACTGGCTGGCCTGTGTCTTGGCCCAGTTGGCTATGCTGCTAGCAATACCTTTGATGTCAGCTTCGCTTAATTTTCTAGTTGCTGCTGCCACAGATGCTGCGTTACCAGCCGACTTAGGAGCTGCCGGTGTGCTACCAACATTGCTCGCTGCGGTACCAGCACCCTGTGCTGCTGCTTCCAATCCCTGCTGTATCAGATGTACTTTGTTCTCAAAATCCGTGGCTACCTGCATCACAGCAGCAGATGCTTCCATTTGATTTTCTAACTGCTTGCCTGTGAAATTGCGCACCCAGTTGGTGAATTTTTCCTTGCCGTCGTCTGATACATCATTGATGACAGCTTGTATGCTTTTTGGAAAGGCCTGCATTGAATCTAGCGTATCCATCAGCTTGCTGGCTGTTTCGGTATCGCCTTGGTTCAGTGCGTCTTGTACTTTTTCAAGCGTTCTGTTGATCTTTTCTATCTCGTCAGGAGTTCCCATTATGTCAAGGAACATCTTCTTGACCACAGATTTCCCGTTCTCATCAAAACCTTTGATCTCAACCAACGATCTTGAACTAGACAGATTGATCCCAGGATCAGCTGCTGTCTGTTTGATGTACACGTCGCGTACCATAGGATCGCCGATCAGATGGGCTAGCTCCTTGATACCCAGACCAGCAATCATGCCAACGATACCTGCACCCGCACCTTTGAGCAAACTACCACTCAGTGTTTGTCCCTTTAGCAGCTCATTCGCAGTTTTCAGCAACAGGCCCACTCCGCCTGCTCCAAGAGGACTGGTCAATACGGCTGCTGCAGTGGTCAACAATCCAATGATAGCACTCTGTAAGATTGGATGTCTTTTACCCCATGCAGCATATTGAGTGATATATTGAACTACCTTGCTGTCATCTCTGCCCAGCTTGTTGACTAGATTGGTTTTAGCTCTCTCAAATGCCGCATCAAAATCCTTGACAGGTTTGGTATCTTTGATCAGATCATGTAAATTACTGGTTATTGCTCCTGGCAATACCTTGGATACTAGATTAGCACCTTTGGCAGCTGCTTTACCCGCCACACCTGCCACCTTACCAGTCGTGGTCTTCAGGTCAGCTGTGCGTGTTACAACATCGCCAAACAGCGCATTGATCTGCTCTGGGCTTAGCTTGGCTTCAGCAAGCATGCGCTGCCATTCCAACAGAGGTTTGGTTACCTCCGCGTCCCAGCGATTAAGATAAGCTTCTAGTACAGTATCTTTGGTGCTTATAAATTCAGTGGACTTCATGCCAGTGAGCTCAATGCTGCTATGGCCGCATCTATGTCAGCCACAGGCGCTGCCACATTAACATCTGCGTCGGGTCTGGTTGTTGCTGTTTGCGGTGCTGCCCTTTGCTGAGGTTCTTGTACTGGTTCAGCACCCAGCTTTTCAATCTCCATCTTGCGCACAGCTGCTACACTGATCAATTTGTCCAACAACTGATCAGCTAGGATGCCCTTTTTGGTACCCCAAATGCTTTCTATAGTGGCATCATCATCTGCTAACTGTTCCGCAGTAACATCAATAGGAGCTATGCCCGGACCCAATCTCTTTTTCAAGGATCGTAGTATCTTGTTTATCTCAGCATCGCTCAATTTCATTTTGCGCATGTAGAGATACAATATCCTTGCGGGCAATTGGTTCATAGTTGCCTTGGTTATTGGCCTTCCTTGAGCATCTTGATAACGAGCTGCCAGTCGTGAAATTTCCAAGATGAATCCATTTACGTAGCGTTCCATTTCCTTGGCACCGCCGGCAAGTTCATTGTCTTTGGTAGGTACCAGGCTCTTAAACCATGCGCCAATATCCTGCAGGCTACCTTCTGATAGCGTATCAATCACAGAAGAATATTCATGTGCTCTCATGGCTTATTGGCCTTTAATTCTTTGATCTTGCGTATGAACTTGCGCTGATCCTCGCTCATGATGCTGCGATGCAGACGCTTGATCAGATCCTGGGCATCTTCCTCACCATAGTTTTCGCGTATCAGCTGAACAAGATTGATAGCACTGGCAATAACATGGCTTGCTCGGCTCTCAATCACCGTGTGTTTGCTCTTTGCGGGGACAAACTTATCCAATTCGTCTATGAAGCTGTTGATCTTCTCAGCCATGGTGATCCTCGTAATAGGTTGATTATTTAGTTAGAGCACGCTGCCCTATAAATACCTTTTG